TGATTCTTTCGGGGTCTGTCCTATCGGGATAGGTAGCATCTACACCTTCAATGTGTGAGTTAGAAGAAACACTTTTAAGTGTGTCTTTTAACCACTCATGCAAAGTAGCCTTTGCGGTTGATGTACCTAATCCTGACAACAACTGTGTTTCAGTGGGGTCTAAGTTAGTAATTATATCTAACAAGTCCTCCCTAATTGAGTTGTCATCGTATGTGTAAGTCAAAGCCATTCTAATTTACTCCTCTAATTTACCTTGTTTCTTCAACCAAGCACTAACAGCCTTATTGGCATCCTTAACAGTTCCACTTTTACGCAGAGTGTCTTTAGCACGGGATAGATTATCTGTTACCTGTACGGATTTAGTTTCTCCACCCTCTACCATTGTAGCCTTTTGCAAAGTTTTCACTTGAGTTTTCAATTTTTGCTGATTAGCTAATTGACCACCTGAAAGGTCGTCTTTCGCTAATGCTAAAGCAACTCTTAAACCCGCAGGATTATTTGCAATATCAGGATTTCGCATATAAGCATCCATTCTTTGAACAAGAGGACTTTTAGTATTCCATCCAACAAAGTTCCCAGCGTTATCTTTGATAGTGATTTCTGGGTGTCGTTGTAAAACAAAATTAAAAGTCTCATTCTTTACTCTTTCAGTAGTTTGCTGTTTTTGTAATGTCTGAAACTTCTGTTCTATTTTATCAGATACATTCTGTTCCTCTAATTTGTTCATTTCAGTCAACGCCCAAGCTCTGTGTGCAGGCTCAGTATCGTCTTTTGAAATGTATGCCATAAGCTCTTCCTTACTATGCTTTGGCTGTTGTTGCTGTCCTTGAAGATTATCCATCTTTTGCAATATTTGGTCTTGCTTAGATGAGACATCCTCATACTTACGCTTCATCTCCATGTACCTATTTTTATAAGGCACACCAAATTCATCTACATCAGATTGAACACCAATTACCTCTGGCGAAGGGATTATCTGTGTTTCCGATTGAGTCTCTGCGTTTTGTTCCTGTTGGTCGGTTTTAGGAACTTCATTTACGACCTCTGTTTCAGTTGACGACTCCTGAGTTACATCTTTTTCTTCCATAAATCTCCTGTGTTTTACGCCTACTTGGCGGTCTTTAATTTAGTAGTATACTTTTTACCATTCCAAGTAAAAGTTTTCCTACCATTAGTTCTTGCTGTATAAAAGGCTTGTTTGAAACTCAAACCCTTTTTATTTTTTCCTTGTACTTCTTTATGATAATCATGTGCACCAGATGAATATGTCTTATCATAAGCCTCTGCCCAATCTGGTGAAGCTATCTTAGGATTATAATAATGGTCTGCACCGCCTGTAGGGTCAGGTATCTTTCCATCATCTATAGCTTTCCTTAACTGCACTCCACGCTTGAAATACCACTCTTCATCTTCGGTCAATTTTCCATTTATTACTTTGTTCCATTCATCCCCACCGACGCCTGAAAACTGTTTATCTGCAAATATAACTTCTTCTCTTGTAGCCCCAAACCTATCTGGTCTTGCTTCTCTGTTTTTAACAGCCCAAATAATACCAGTAGCATCTTTTTCAAATGCCTTATGGCTCGTCTTTGTTGCCTCTGAAAATACTAACGGGTCAAGATAATCTACCATATTATTTCTTCCTCTTTTTTCTAAATTTACCAATAAGTTTGGCTGCCTCTGCCATTGTGAGAGAAGTTTCCTTTTTATTAGATGCCTTTCGCACTTTTGTTTCTGTCCAGTCTGGGTGTACCCTATGTAACTCTTCGTGGATAATAGTATTAAGAAGCTCACCTTTACGAGGGTTAACACGAATAACTTGATTTTCATAATCTATCTCTCCATAATCGTGCATACTTCTGTCTACTTTTCTTTTATATCCCATAGTTTACTCCGTATCATAATCTTTCTCTATAACTGTCTTCGGGTTTCTAATAATATCTAATCTATCTTGCGATGTCTTTAAGTCGCCTTTATACTTTGTCTTGAGCGTGAGAACGTGCATAACTGCAAGTTTTAATATCCTTGCTTCTTTTGTCTTTTTATCATCATTGATGTTTTGCCAATTATCATCAAGGAATGTCTTTTGTATTCCCATATCCTTGACAATTACTTTCCAAGCGGGAGAATTATCAATGTCTCTAATAACTGTGTTACATTCACCAATACGTTCAACTAACTCATTTTCTTCCTGCATTAGGCTTCTCCTTTGGTTTATCCGCTACTTTCTGTTTAGTAATAGCATCAGTAATCCGTGCCAACATTTCATATCCCTTGGCTTCTTGTTCAACGTCCTTGTCTTGTCGTCTATTCTGCTCGTTCATCATTCTACCTTGAACATCAGGTTGAATACCTCGTTTCTGTAATAATTGCATCTTTTCAGCATCAGTTAAATCATCACCCTTTAGTCTAATAAAATCTGACTCATCTCTTTGTTTTTGTTCCATTTGTTCTTTTTGTTGTACTTGCATAGTTTGCTGCATCTGTTCAGGTGTAGCCACTAATTCTTCCCAGTTAGGAACATCTAACATCTGATAAAATCTCTTATAAGAATTAGCTATGTGTATAGGAGATATAACTCCCATTTGAATAGCTAATTGATTTTGTGTCCCCATCATAATCTGTTGGGCTTTCTGCATCTTAACTTGTGGATTAGTATTCTGGTCATTTCCTCTTACAGTGATAGTATACTTGCCCTGTGCTTCTTCACGGGTTAATTTAATCTTCTCTCCGTCTTTCTGTGAGTCTTGTCCAAAATACATAAACTCATAACTATCATCTCCATACTGAGACCATAAATCCCATATCCAGTTAAATAGGTTTGCAAAACAACCTCTGAACATATCAGCGTCTAAGGAGAATACATTACTTGCACTTTGAACTTGGTGGTCTACTTCACCTAATGTCCTTGGCTGTCTTTTATTAATCATAGACTGTAGAGAGAAGTCAACTTGTCCTATAAGTTCTTCAATCTTAGTTTCAAGTATCATCTGTTCTTTCTCATAGGAGAACTCTACATTAGGATTGTGAGCATTTAACGGAGCTATTAAGTCATTTAATGGTTGCATACCTTGTGCCGGAATACCTTGTCCAAATACAAACTGAACAGTCTTGGGATTAACTATACCTGCACGATATATATACATAGGAGAGTTGGTAAGCGTTTGCCTATCAATTTTCTGCATATGTTGTATATCTATCTCTTTAACTATATCTTCAATCAACTCTGGTATTCCCCTGTGTGAGAACCACCTATCAGAGGTTAACTCGTAAAATAGCTTTACGAAGGGGAAATTACCAGAGTAGAAAGGTAGGGTAATTTTTCTTAGTTCCTGATTAAAGTCAGGTGCTACAGTAACTACACATTTCTCTTCTGTCCCATCATTATTAATATCATACCAACAATAACACTCCCATATCTTTACTAAATGGTTAGTCGACTGTAATCTCTGTATACCTTCTCTTTCATCTCTAGTTATGTCTATTTTATTACTTGATAGGTCAACATCCTGTTTAACACCAATATTACCTATTCCTTCAATATCCCACTTCTTATGCTCGGCATTACTTTTTAATTGATGAAATGGTAGATAAAATTCATGTATTACATATTGTGCTGACTGAGGGTCAAATCCAGTAGTAGGTGGAACATATACTCTCTCTGGTTCACACAATGCAACATCAGGGTTATTATGAAGAACATCTTGTATTTCAAACTTTACATTCTCTTTGCCCGATAATAACTCATCTACTATTCTTGATACTTCTTTTTGGTTATGTTCTTTAACCAAATCATTCATATCAACATCTAATCTTTTAACAATAGCTTGTTCTACTTCCTCTGGTTGTCTCTCAGCATCAAATATCCATAAAGCCTCTTGTATAGAAATGTCATCTAAAGACAGTTCTTCAACTCTATTTGTTATCTCTATTCGCCAATATGGTTTAAGAAGAAAGAATCCCTTTTCAAGTGTTTGGTCTATAGCAATCAAAGACTTCGGTTTAATATCTATCTTCTCCATAATTAAATGGTCTAAGAACTTCTCTATCTTTCGTGCTGTTTCCCAATTACCAGATGGAGATGGCACTGCTTGGACAATGGGTCTAATACCAAAAATAACATTAGCAAGAGCAGCCTTGAGCTTTCTCATTTTAATTTCAATAGTAGGCATACGAATATTAGAACATCCAACAAATGGGAATGTCTTTTTCTTCTTTATCCTCATCCTCATTCTATGCCACTTATCTTGAGAACTTCTCCAAGGTTCAGTCCAGTTTTCAGAATCAGTTTTCCAATTCTTGACTTTAGAGACTATCCCGCCTCCGCTATCTTTCCCCATTCCTTTAGCAGGTTGGGGGATATCCGTATCACTCCACATTACCATTTATTATCCCCTTATTTATCGGAATTACTATAATTTGTAAATGTTTAGCCTGACTCTCAAATAATAAAATTATATCAGAACTATTAAGCTGTGCCATATCAGCACACATAAACCCTTTTTCTATATCGTCTTTCCATTCTTTTGGCAAAATTATTTCTTTAACCTTAAAACCCAAATCATAATACTTTTGTGATATATCATTTATTAAATCAATCATTTTCACACTTCCCTAACAATAATCTCCAATAATCTGTGCAACAACAATCTAATATATTCCCATTAGCCAATCGCAAATGATGGGCGGGGTGAGCTCTACAACTCCCCGCAAAATCTCCTGTTTTTGTCTTCAATATTCTTTCTATATTTTTATCTTTTATTTTAAATGGAGACATAATTACCCCTCCTTTTAATATCCATAATCAAATATCTTTGGTTCTTGTTCATCTGATAATAATTCTCCGTATCTTCCTCTTTTATTAACTTCTGGTTCTATGTAATTTGGTGTTATAATAGTTTCTGCGTAAGTGAGACAATCAACAATATCATCCCAACGAGAAGCACCCAATGTAAGAAGCTCATCTTTCGCCTCCTCGTGATTAGCGTGTATATAATATTTACCAGATTCAAACAATGGCTGTAATGCCGCAACTATTCTATCTTTCTTTTTTCTTATTACTTTGTCTGTTCCTCTCTTAAATGCATTCTTTAATTCCACCACAGGTGGATATAAATGTCTTTCCGCAGCTTTACGCATAAATGAATTAAAAAACTCTTTCTCTGTCCCTGAATTGGGTATCCCCAAAGCCGTTACTGTATCTTTGTTTTGAAGCCACATATTTAATATGGAATCAATAAACTGCCCACTAGGGTTATGAGTCCGTATATAACTATCAAGATACCTAGAGTGCAAACCGTTGATACCAACCAAAACGGCAACCTTGTAATCCGCCCTCTCGTCATCAGCGTAAGCAGGGTCAACGGCAATAACACGACTGAGGTCATCAGGCAACTCCGTCCAGTATCTGAGCTGGTGCGGCTTAATCGGTGATGCTTCATTAAGTATAGGGTCATTAAGGTACTCCGAGGCAAAAGCGGTGCTCCCAATCTCCTTTTTCCTTGCTTGGAGCTTTTTGTGCGACCACAACGATTTCCACAACTCATACCCTTCCTCCTGCCTTGCATCGTGATATGCTCTGAATTTCCGCTTCTCCCAATCATTATCGCTATCTAACATCTCCTGTAAAAGAGCTAGAGGGCTGATAATAGTCCCTATCCATATGAATTGACCATGGGGTAGAAGGGTGTTTAAACACGCCTTAAAGACCCACTCTCGCAGCTTTGTCCTCTGGTCTGTAGAGGCAACTGACTCATCAGTCTCTATATCATCTAATATAATTAAGTCAGGGCGGAAACCACGAATCTGACCTCCAGCACCACGAGCACGAATGTTCGTTTTCTGCTTGTTATTTAATATCAGGTGGGTTTCCGTCCACTTATTTGACTTTAAATCACCAAAATACTTTAATAATAACGGATTTGACTCCATTTCGGTACGCATCTTGCGTAACCACTCTATTGAAAGCCCCTCAGAGGCGGATATAATTAGAATATCCTTCTTCTTCTGGAATAAAGCACACCAGAGAGGATAAAAGACGCTGCATATCATTGATTTAGCGAATCCTCTAGGAGCCGCCAATACTAAGCGTTGCTTATTCTGCACCAAACTGTATATATCGCGATGAAACTCAGGAATCTTGCTGGTTAAGAAATGCCCCAGAAAGTCCTCCACCCAGGTCAGCAGGTCTGCCGCCCAGATGTCATATAGTTTAGTTGCCTGTTCTTTTGTTATTTCCATATATTAGGTTGTCATTTAGGTTGTCGTTTATACTTTTTATCCTATATGTGTTATAGTTTTTAATCTATCTTGCCTCTTTTGTTTTAGCCATTGGTGCTATTCTTATCTCATCTTCTGGAAGAGGTTGTCTCTTTCCATAATGACTATAATCACAATCTTTGTTATTACATATGAAGACTGGTGTTGGTGGATATGAAGCCCCCATATAATGAGTAACTTCTAAACCACATTTTGGACATTTATATTTAATCATAATAAATACAAGTCGGTTTACACTTATTAGTGTAGTTTGTTACACTTGTCGTTTAGGTTGTCATTAAAGTTGTCTAATGTCCATTATCGGTAAATGTCCATTACTTAGTGGACATTATCAGTTTTTTATTGTCCTACCGTATAGAACAGTTGTTCTATAGTATAAATCATCTTAGTAAATAGTTTGACAAAATGTATATCATTTTAATCAATACTGTCGTTTAGTGACAGTTACGGTGTAAGATATAACACTTATTAGTGTAATATGTTACACTTCAGTTTATATACACTTTTGTATATAATGTGAAATGGAATAAATACAAGTCGGTGGTAGTTGGTACTTTCTCTGTTGGTATCCAGTTAGCGTTTGCGGATACAAGCCCACTGCTTTAAAATCCCTTTCAGGATGCTGAGGAAACACTAACACAACATTAGGCTACCACGCCACACCGACATATTTAATGAACGTTAAGACTATTTTAATGAACTGTAATCTGTCTTGGTTACATTTGTAACCTATTTCACCCGCTTCCGCCACTTACGTTTCTTTGGATGTCTTGTTTTACCTTTTTTAGCCATCCGGCACTAATTTCCACTTATGGTCTGCATCAGGTATAAATGTCATAGATTCACTTCCCTCTGCATAACTTGACCACACTAACCAACCACCGTATATTTTCAGCCGGTTGACACCATCGCCATCTACTGTTTCCCAAACACGCGGAAAGAATTTCTTAGTTTTACTTTTTATCATTTAAATGCGTTTCTAGCCCTTTTTGCCCTTTAGCCACCTCTGGGTCGACTATGCGTTTTTGACCCCTTTTTAGCCCAATGTTTTCAATGCTTTTTCAGGGCGATTTTGCATGTCTGAGACCCTAATAGGACACTTTACAACCATGACCCTATAATCTTGTTTGCACTCTCTAAGACAGTCATAACAAATATTGTTAATTTTATATTTATGGTCTAGGTCTATGTGTTTCATAATTTGAAAAATATAATATATATTGTGTGTGGTAATATATATATACACAACCCCCAAGGGGGTGCTACCCTCTTCCCACAACGACCACAAAGCCAATAGATAATAGACTATTGAGCATAACTTCCGATAATAATGGTTATGTTAACCAATATATTATACATAACATACTGTCATTGAGTAGGTTGTGATAGTCTATCCTTGACAATAGCTTGTTCTCTGCCCTCTAAGCCTGTGAAGACTGCGATTGATTGGGTGCTGTCAGGCTTCATATAGCCCTTAATGCGTGATATTAGCTCTAATGCTCTAAGTATGTCACCTTTCTTGGCTTTTGGGTTGTTTATTATCTCAAGCACCTTCTGTATAATAAACTGCTCATTAATATCCAACCCTGCCTTATCAAGCTCATCACACAACACTTTAAGACATTTAGGCTTACTTAGCATCCTATGCCCTTCCACACCTGCTACATTAGCGTTTTTAGGCTTATAAGAAGACATATATGCTTGAGTAGCATTGAATCCGTTGTTTATATAGTGATATATAAACCTTTTATACCTTAGTAATAGTTTATCTTCGTTTATCATCTTACTCCATTTAGCTAGAGAAGCCCTAAACTCTCTTTCCAGAGATAGACTTAGTTAATATTATTATATGTTTTATACCCAGCTTATTTATCCCGAAACATATTAAGTAAAAAGAATAAACAATCTCTCTGTCGTGGCGGTCAGGTTGTAGGGCTCCATTTATCACTACCGGAATCCACTCTTTAGGTTCATTGTTATAGACAACCTACCTTCAAGAAGTCTGTAGAGTTATAGTTAATGCCTGGTGCTTCAAGTTGTTTAATGCGGTCAAGTCCAAGCCTTCGTTGTTTACTTCCAACTTAATGGTCAAGTACGAATCGGTGTCGGTATTCTTTACTGCGATACTTTTTAATATTGCCTCAAGTTTCATTTTAACCCTCTACTACTTAGTAAGAA